AGTGATTTTATGCGTATTATTACACCAGAAGTATTTCATGGCATGAATCCAGTTAAAGACTTCTTACGAGAAGTTGACAAGAGAAAACAAGAAGTTGCGAATACGGACAGACCTTCTAATAGAAGATAACAATGTAATTACTAAGGTAATGAAATGAATTCAAATATGAATTTTGATTCTTTTGATACAGGATTTGAGGATTTTTCAGAAGAAATCCGTGAGTCACGAGAAGAAGAAGAAAGAAAAGAACAGTTGAGACAACAAATGGAAGCTCAACAACTAGAGGAAGAAGAAAGAATTGCTGCTGATGCTGAAGATCCTAGAAATAGAGAGGGCTTTGGTGGTGTAAGAGGTTTTGCTAAAGAAGTTACATCTGCAATAGGTGGTGGTTTACAAGACACAGCTTCTTCTCTAGTAACACTTCCAGAAAGAGCTATTGATATGTTCAGTGGCGAAATGGAAGAAGAAATGCAAACCGAGGAAGGTTATAAGCCAGAATGGGATGATGCATTTGTAAATGATGAAAATCCAATAGAAACCAAAACATGGTGGGGAGGAGCCTTACGAGGACTTGTCCATTTTGGATCGTTAGCAGTTGGTATAATTCCAGCAATGAAAGCTGCTGGTATAGGAGCTGCTACAACTGTAGCTGGTAGTTTAGTTAGAGGTGCAGCAATAGGTGCTACGTCAGATTTAGTATCACGGTACTCACAAGATGACAATGGTTTAGCTGTACTTAGAGATAATTTTGGATTACTAGATACACCCTTTTCTACAAAAGATACTGACCACCCTGCTATGAAAACATTGAAAAATGTTGTAGAAGGTATGGGTATCGGAATATTGTTTGATGCTGCTGGCATGGCACTAAAAAGAGGTGTTAGAAAAGTACCAGCAAACGAATTAAGTGTTGTACAAAAAGAGTTATTTAATACTGAAGATTATATTATTGATGAACAAGAGTTGTCTAAAGTATTAGCTAGAAACGAAAGTGTACAGGCACAAATAGCAGAAAAAGGAATAGAACAGCTACAATTACCAGGATTTGGTGCATATAAAAATAAAAATGTTGCAAGTCCTACACAGGCTGCACCTACATCCACTGGTCCTTTATATAATGTAAAACAACAGCTAAAAAGAATAAGAACAGAATATGGTGCAGAAGGTGGTTCTACTGACTCTGTAACAACACCAGTATCACTAGATCGTATGAAACGAACAAGTGAAATGGCAGAGGCAGAACTTGTTAAACTTATGAAAGTTTATATGAGTGATGCAAGAGTAAAAGAAGAAGTTGCTGCTGCAAGAGCAAAAAATATTCCATTACATAAAGTATGGCAAGACTCTGTAGAGTTAGCACAACAAATAATGGAAGGTAGAAATACTAGTGAGCTTACAGCTGATGAGTTTTGGGACCTATTAAATCGTGGTAAAACAACTGTTAATACAGGAACACCTGATGAGTTTGCAGTATGGGACCCTAAAAATGTTGCAGCTGCTGATTTAGTTATAGGATCTTTACTAAAAGAAATAAGGGATTCTGGTATTACAAATAGAGAATTATATAATTATGCAAATCTTACTGATGTAGATGGTCCAGCTAAAGCAACATATGACAAAGTTATTGCTGGTTTAACTCAAGTTAAATTATCAAAAATGACTCATTCTAAAAAGTTTTCTGATTTTAAAGCTGGAAAAGTATTTACAAAAGAGTCTAAAGCTGAAGTATTTGAAGCTGTTAATAAACAAATGGCTGAATCTAAAGCAGCACACAAGTTAGCTTATGAGATTGCTGGTACAAGCGACAATGATGATTTGTTTAAAGCAATACAAGAAGCTATATCATTTACTGGTGAAATACATACACTTAATGATTACGATAATTATATTAGAAAAAAATTTAGAGGCGGTAAAATAAAAGGTAAGACTGAGCAAGGATTGATAGTCAAAGGTTTAGGTAAAGTAATGGTTAATAGTGTACTTAGTGGTCCTAAAACTCCTATGAGAGCAATTATGGGTACTGGTGCAGCTACATTTTTACGTCCTTTATCAATGGCAGTCGGTGCTGGTATACGTGGTGATGGTGCAACATTAAGAGCATCTATGGCAGCCATGAATGCTATGCGAGAATCTATACCAGAAGCGTGGGAACTATTTAGACATAACCTAAATGGTTATTGGTCTGGTGATATAGCAACTGTAAAAACAAGATTTAACCAATTTACAAAAGGTGATGAACAGTGGGCTATGTACACTGACTGGATAGAAAACAGTGGTAGAGCTACAGATGGCGATAAATTAGCATTTCATATTGCTAATGGTACAAGAGCACTTAATGATAATAAGTTTTTAACCTATTCTACAAAAATAATGGGTGCAACTGACGATGCATTTGGATTGATATTAGCTAGAGCTACTGCAAAAGAAAGAGCAATGCGTGAAGCAATGGATCTTTTTAATGCTGGTAAGGTTACAGAAATATCACCACAGATGTTAAAGGAAGCACAAGAAAGGTTTTATAAACAAATCATGGATGGTGATGGCAATATTATTGATGAAGCAGCATTATATGCAAAGAAAGAAGCAACATTAACAAATGAATTGCAAGGTTTTTCTGCAAAATTAGATGCAGCATTTGAATCAAGTCCCTGGACAAAACCATTCTTGTTATTTGCTAGAACTGGTATGAACGGTTTGGCATTAACTGCAAAACATACACCATTATTTAATAGACTTGTTAAAGAGTCTAGAGATATAATGAAGGCTACACCAGATAATTTAAGTGATTTAGCTATATATGGCATTAGAAATGCACAAGATTTAGCAAATGCAAAAGCATTAAGACAAGGTAGAATAGCTATTGGTAGTAGTTTGATACTGTTAGCAAATATGCACTATGTTAATGGTGGGCTAACTGGTAACGGACCAGCTGATAGGCAGAAAAGACAGACCTGGATTGATGCTGGTTGGAGGCCAAGAAGTATAAAAATAGGAGATGTGTGGGTAGGATATGATTCATTTGAACCATTTAACCTAATACTTTCTACTATTGGTGATATTGGCGATCATTATGAACAAATGGGTCCTGAGTGGACAGAAGAACAATACAGAAAACTATCAATAGTTATTATGCAAGGTTTGTCAAGTAAGTCATATCTTGCAAGTATGCAACAATTTGTAGATTTATTTGCTGGTAAACCAGGTTCTATGGAAAGAATTATTGCAAGTATTGCTAATAATACAATTCCATTATCATCTCTTAGAAATGAATTAGGTAAAGTATTTAATCCATACATGAAAGAAATTAACTCTGGTCTATTACAGTCGTTTAGAAATAGAAACTTATATTTAGAGGGTGTAGCAGCATTTGAATTACCTACAAAATATGACACTCTTACAGGTAAACCAATAAGAAACTGGGACTTCCCTACACGTTTATTTAATATGTTTAGTCCTTTTACAGTAAATTTAGATTACAGTAAAGGTAGAAAGTTGTTATTTGATAGTGGATATGATCTAAGAACAACAACATATTCATACGAAGGTATAGATTTTAGTAAAAATGCAAGAGTTAGATCTTTATTTGCTAAAGCTATAGGTGATCAAAATATAGAAGCACAACTTAATGCGTTAGCTGTTAATCCAAAAATAATAAATTCTTTAAATCAAATGATGTTTGATATGAACAATGGCAATCGTGGTAGAGATCCTATGAAAGCATATGTTCATAACGCTGAAATAAAAAGAATTTTTCAAATAGCAAAAAGAAAAGCATTTAATAAAATACGTAACCATCCAGAAGTTAAACAGTTAATTAAAGAAAGAGATGAAAGAAGAATAGATAATTTAAAAACATTAAAGAAAACTGGTAATTACAAAATAAAAAGTAAAGAAGCAATTCTAAATTTACGTAATAAATAATCCGCCTGAAAAATATAACTCTTAAGAGAAAATGCCAATTACATACACCGACAACGGTGGAGGTGCGGCTAATGGTTCCGATTTGGAATTTACGTTCACTTTCCCTGTTTTACAAACTGAAGATGTAAAAGTTGCTCTTAACGGAGTGACACAAGCGACAACTAAATATGCAGTCGATACTGCAAGCAATCCCACCAAAATAACTTTTAACAATACAAGTATAGATAGTTCTGTACAAGAAACTTCTGGTGCACCTAAATCAGGAGTATTAGTAAGAGTATACAGACAAACAACTGTTGGCAAATCTACAGGTGATGATGATCCTAAAGCTGTATATGCAGCTGGTTCGTCTATAAGAGCTGTTGATCTAAACTCTAATACAGAACAAGCATTATATGCTATACACGAATTACAAAATAATCCAGTATTAGCGGAGCAAATAGATACAGGTGCAATAACAAGCGATAAAATATTAGACGGTACGATAGCTACAGCAGACATAGCAAACGATTCTATAACAGAGGCTAAGATTGCTAACGATGCCCTTACTGGCAACAATATGGCTGCTGGTACTATTACCACAGCTAAAATTGCAGATGATGCAATAACAAGTGCTAAAATTGCAGATGACAGTATAGACTCTGAGCATTATGTAGACGGTAGTATCGATACAGCCCATATAGGTAACAGTCAAGTTACTACAGCTAAATTAAATGATAATGCAGTTACAACAGCTAAGATAGCAGCTGACGCAGTGACTGGAGCTAAAATAGCTGACGACCAGATTAACTCAGAACACTATGTTGATGGGTCTATTGATACTGCACATATAGCTGATGCACAGATAACAACTGCTAAAATTGTAGATGCTAACGTAACTACAGCAAAAATAGCAGATGACGCAATTACAAATGCAAAAATAGCTACTAATGCTGTCAATGCAGATAGTATTGCAGCTACTTGTATTACTGGATCTCAG